TCAGTAGATAACTTATACTGAACATCTTGATTTGATGCACCAGCACCTGGAGTCCATGTTAATGTAATATTCATATTATATTAAGGTTGCACTTACACTAGTCACAATTGGACAAGGTACAGTGATGTTTTTAGTTACAGATTTATTACATACATTATTACTCTTAGATATGAATGCATTAACAACAACAGTGTATGGCATTGAGCTATTAAGAGGAGTTCCCACTACACTTCCACCAGCTACAATAAATGTATAAGGACTGACATTAGCAGCTTCTGTTACAATGTTAATTACAAAAGACTTACTATTAGTTCCATCAGAAATAACAACTGTAGTGTTTTGAACAGCCTGAATAAAGCCTGAAGGAATAATAGTGGTTGGGTTAAAGTCAAGATATACTTCCTGACGGGCACCATTAGCTGTAGCACTGTATTCAAGAATAAATCCAGAACAATCTGTTTGACCACAGCAGTTTTTAAGATCAGCTATAACAGCTCTCATATCACATACAGTGATCCAAAGATTCTGCATAGCTTGTGACATGTTAGCAACAGTTGAATTCCAACCAGTTATAGATGACATTGCACCAGCTTGGCTAAGTGCTGATGCAGCACTTAATGCGGTACACTGCTGAGAAGCAGCTGCTGTAATTTGAGTGTTAGATCCTAAAGCTGTTCTAAGAAGACAATATTCTTCTTCTAACTTATCTAATACAACGTTCATTTGTGTAGGAACACTAGGAAGAATGCAATTAGGTGTAACAGTAGGAAGAGTTATTGCAGGAGCATTTTCTAATGCTGTAATTCGTGCGTTGTGACTAGTAAGTGTAGTTGTTTGAGAATCAACAGTGGCTTTTAAAGAGCAATACTGATTAGCTATTCGCAGAGTGTATTGATTATGAACAAGTTGTGTTACTGTAAGTCCTGTACCACCATCTACATATTGTAAACATGTAGGAAGAGTGAGAGTGGGTTCTGTATAAGTAGATCCTGGACTTCCAGGAATAGTAGCTTGTAAACAGCAAACCTTATCTATAATAAAATCTAATACTGCTGACAGGGTTTTTGTAGTGGGTGCCGGATTTACAGAAGAGCAAAAAGAGACCAAACAAGTGAGGTCTAAGCTTGTCAAATCCAGAGTGGACTTAATAGTGCATAAGTCTGTAGCTACCTTGTAAACTACATCAGAAACAGTGTCACCGTTGCAGAGGTTAAGACAGGAAAGATCAGGTCCCTGCCATACGACACAATTTGAAGAAACAGGAATACAACCCTGACTAGCAGCATTAGATTTAGGTAACATATTATATCAGATATATTAAATTAAACAGATGTACCACCCACTTCATCTAAAAACAGTTCTTCTGCTTTAGTAAATGCTTCATCAAATTCATCACACAAATAGTTTTTAGAAATAGATTCTATAGGTTGTCCACCTTGATTTTTTGAATTAAGGCTAGCATATATATTAAAATTTGCATATAAATTCACTTGACCTTCAATAGGTTGCTGAGAGCCAGGAGGCACTGCCATTACATATTTTGATTTTGTAACAGAAACAACCTCAGCAATAGCTTGAGGAAATGTATATTTATACCTGTCTGAAATAAATGAAAATAAAATCATATATTATAGTTTAAATTAGAATCACTCTACACTATAATATACAAAATTTTACAGATAGTACCAAAATAAAAAAGCACCCTCATTTTAAGAGAGTGCTTTAATAAATACTAAAACCCACACATTATCTAGGCGTCATTGGTACAACATTATCAGGATTTTCTGAGATTCCTTCATTTAAGAGTTTGAAAAATGTAGCATAGTTTTCTGATGTTTCAACCTTTTCTAATTCAGAAAGCTTAATTGGTTTATATTCAACTTCTTTTTCTGTTTGTAAAAGCTCATTAAATTCTTTTTCAAACTGTTGAAAATCAGGATTTAATTTTTTACTTGCTGTTTCTTCATCATTAGAATCATCATCTATTAACATGGGGATTGTAATATTCCCATTTTCTTCTTTACCATATTTTTTAATAAGTTCGTTTCTAAGTTCTTCTATTGCAACTTTTTCAGCAGCTACTTTTTTAGCAAGATCAGTAAGCCAATACTTAGTAACAAGAGAAAGCTTCTCTCCTAGAAGACCAAAAGACTTTTTAGCACCTGTTGTTTGATCAACTATACCATTCAGCTCTGCGTCAAGATTGTAGAACTCAACTAGTTTTAATGTAATTTTTTTCATAAATGTGGTTTTGTAACTCAAAGATATTAATAGATGTAATGTAATGTTGTAAAAGTTATTAACATATGTTAAAAATAATACGAATTTAACAATTGCTAATTAAACTTGTAACTCCTGATGAATTCACTTGTCCACGATAAGTAGTACCTGCTCCTACTCTTGTCCAAGCATAGAAAGTTGAAGATGTACCAGAAAATGTGGTAGTTAATCCAGAATTTGTATAAAATTGAGTGACAAGGTCACCTGTTGCCTCAGCAGCATATACACTTGTTAATGCTGCATAATTAGTACATGCTTGAGAACCAGTGCTATAACCAGAATCATCAAAATCATATTCATAACTTGACGCACCTGGTGTAACTTTTACCTGTATTGCCATAAATAGTATTTTAATTAAGTACAAGTTGTATAAACAACAACATATAAATATTGACCAACACTGCTATTATAAGTGTAATTATAATTAATTGTTACAGTTAAACCTGAAGTAGAAGGATAAGTATAATCATAAACAAGACTACTACTACCTGCACCTACACCATTTGAAGACCATGGTTTTCCATAAAAAACTGCAATTTTATAAATATTTGCAAAATCAGTAGATGTACCATCAATTGTAATATCAAATGTTTTATTAGTTGTACCTAAATCAAATATAATCATTGATCCTTGACAACATACACAACTTGCTAAATAGGATAGAAAAAGATTTCTAAATGTTCCATCACTAGCATAATTAAGACTATGATCATAATTATACCAGTTTGACATTTGATAATTTGTACAAGATGTAGAATATTTTCCAGAATTAGAAGAATGTACATTTATAGGAGCATATCTTTGACCACTTGTTGTGTCATTATCACAACCAGCACCTGATGCCCAACGTCTAAAAGAATAATCAGTCATTGCAGATTGACCCATTTCTGTCCTTGCATTATTGAATGATATTGTACCACTAGCTGGAAATGCCATCTAATTTAGTTTTAAGCTGTTCAATTTGCAATTGTTGTTCTTTAATAGCTTCAATAAGTACACCCACTACGTTTCCATAAGATACACCATACTCATCTACATCTTTAGCATAAGTAACCACTTCAGGTAACACCTCATTTATTTCTTGAGCTATCACTCCTGTTTGTCTACCTTTTTTTATATCATCAATCTTATCATAAAATACACCCCGCATTCTATTCACCTTATCTAATGCATTGTCAATAGTTGTAATGTTTGTCTTCTTTCTTCTATCAGAATAAGCCACTATATCATCTGTAGAATATATTGCACCACTTACATACAATCTGTATGAAGATGATGTAGTAGAAGCAGCAACTCCTAAACAGTTATTACCTACATTATGATATAAATACCAACGACCATTAGTTTCTCTATATATACCACCATTACCACCACTATCGTACATCATTCCGTTAACACTACTATATTCATCAAAAAAACCCGCATAACTGTTTTTAGATCCTTTAATTCTCCACTGAGTATAACTGCTACCAGTATTATTTCCTGTTATTTGGTTAGCGTTACTTACTACATTATCACTTATAGTATTAATATATAAAAAAGATGCAACTAAAGCATTACCATTTACATGTAAAAGTTGAGATGGACTTGTAGTACCTATTCCAAAATTACCGGCATTTATATAACTATTAGAAGTATTATTGGCATTTAATTGTATATTACTTGTACCTCCTTTGTATAGATCCAAAATACCATGTGCTGATACACCTGTACTAGTAGCTGAAACTGTACAAACATTTAATGTATTATTATAGTTAACATATAAATATATAGAATCACTATATCCAACAATAGTTGTAGCACCAGCTATGAATTTTTCATAGCTTGTTCCTGGGTTATCTCTTACAGAAACTCTACCTGATGACTCCAATAAAATACTTGAAGCTACTACACCTCCCCAGTGGAATGCTAATTGTGGTGCATAAATCACATTTGTATTGCCACTACCTCCTGACTTTTCTCTTATTTGCCAGTTTTGTGTGTAAGCAACTCCTGTTGATGTGGATTGTATATATGAACCTCCACTTCCTTGTATAATAGGAGTAGAAATAGCACCTACAGTAGCTGTTCCACTTAGGTTTAAAGTGACTGCTCCTAATGTAGTGATATTTGTAATATTCCATGCACCCATGTTTATATGACCTCCCATAGTGCCACCAGTCAATGGTAAATAAGCAGTGGAAGTGTATGCATTAGAACCAAGTCCTAAGAATGTTGGACCTAAAGATGATGCTGTATATGCTTCCCATCTTGAGTTAGTACCATTATATATCATGAAATAAGACACTGTTCCAGAACTATACCCACCACCATAACCTATTCCTGCAAATTGTGTACTGTTAGCAGCTGTTCCTGATATGCTTATTCCCCAAGTACCACTTGCACCAGTTCCTGTTAATGTTGGAGAGTATGAGTTATAGTTAGCTGCGTGAAGAACTTGGTTTCCATTAACATTAATATTTACAGCATTAAAAAGTCCTGAACTACTAAAAGTTCCAAGAGTTGTATAACTTAAAGTACGACCTGCTGCTCCTGATGGTGCACCATAAAAATTAATTCCTCCAGCTGAAAATAAAATGTAAGAAGAAGTATCTGTTCCTGGAGCTATATAAGACCCACCTGTAGTTGTATGCCGAACATTATAACCTATACCACCATAACTACCTCCGGAATATCCTACTACTAGTGCTCTGCCTTCAGTACCTCCTGAACCTAAATTCACATTATAAGATCCTATAGCATCATAAAAGTTAGGAGCACTAATAGCAATTGTTGTAGTAGCACCTCTTCCTGTTACAGAAGCTAGTGTATCAGTTTCCGTATATCCTGTTATATAACCTGCACCATTAACAAGTTGATTAGTATTAGTGGGTATTGTAAATACACCTGTAGAAGAGTTGTATGCACCAGTACCTGCTACAAAACTCACTGCAGCACGAACACGTACATCCGTATAATAAAGATTTGTACCCTCACTTACATTTGTTGTAGATAGAGAAGGAAGATCTGCTAAAAGTAAAGCTCTAAATGTAGGAGCACCTGCTGATCCATTAGGAGCAATAAACACTGTATTAGCAGTTTGGCTAGCTAAGGTGACAGATAGAGTGCCTGATGTAGTGATGGGAGAACCTGTTAAACCAAATATTCCAGGTAGAGTAATGGCTACAGATGTAACTGTGCCTGTATTATTTGTATAACCTGATGGATTGGAAGCTAAATAGTAAGTGGCAGTGTCAAGAGAAAATGTTCCAGCTGCTGTCATCTTAACAAACGGTGTACCTGAAGTCCAAGAAAGAGCAGCCAATCCAGATAGCACTGAACTAGCTTGTTGTGCCCCAACAGTGTTATAACTTATAGTGACAGCAGCACTACCATTAAAAGTGATACCTGATGAATTACCACTTCCTGAATTGTTAATAGTGAGTGAGTTAGTAGTGGTTCCAGCACTACCTCCCCCACCTCCAGGAGGAGCAGCCCATACACCATCAGATCTCAAGAAGTTAGTACTACCTCCACCTGAAGCTGGAACTAGTCCTTTTAAAAGATCAGTGAAAACATTTAAAACAGTTGTAGCTTGTGCACTAGTTAGTGCTTCTACATTACCAGTGCCACCTGTCACTCTACCTAATATAGTGGACGTAGATACTTGAGCAAGCTTTGCTAATGTTACAACATTATTAGAAATAAGGGTAGATATGGCTGTATTACCAGAGCCAGTGATATCACCTGAGAGTGTAATAGTCTGATTAGCAGTGAGATAGACATTTGTGTCTAATGTAAATAGATTAGCACCAGTCATTTTTACAAATGCTGTAGTGCCTGAATAAACTAAATTAGTAAGAGAGGTAAGACTTGGGGATTCTCCTTGTGCACCAATGCTGTTATAACTAATTGTAATAGATTGAGATCCATTATAACTAGAACCAGAACTATTACCTGACCCTGTATTATTAAATAAAACTACATTTGGATTAGGACTTGAAGAAGATGGAACATAACTTATTGTAACATCACCTGTACCAGGATCTATTCCAGTGTATGTTAATTCTATATTGGAACCAGCAATGATTTTTCTAATAACAGCATGACCAGGACTAATTACATTTAAGTCTTGTCTAAGTATTCCTTGTTCTGGTTGTACGGGCTGTCTTGTTGTAGAATATATTGGCACATCTTATTATTTCCAAGTTCCTGATATTTTTGTAAAAGTAGTGGCAGTCTTCCATGTACCAGCCACCTTAATATACATAGTAGCTTGTTTCCAAACACTTCCCACTTTCAACCACACAGTAACACCACTTGGTGATGGTGGAGCACCCTGTGACTGTAATAACGTAAGAAGCATTGTTAACTATTTTTTAGCATGGCTATTGTTTGCTCTGTTTCAGCTATCTCCGTTTCAAGCTTTAATATCATTTCAATATTACCCAATTGAGTGTAAGTCAACAATTGAATTCTAAGATAATCCAAGCGTATCTCGCATTGATTTATTAATTTAGCTATATTCATTACCAAAAGATTAAGCATTTGAAACATTCTGCAAAAGAAGCCCGGTTTAACCAAATGTATTTTAGTCCATCTTTGGTTGTAAAGATTTCCATCCTATTGCCAATAATTGCTGTTGGTGCTGCGTAAGGATACATAGAACCACCATTCACCTTCCCCGTTACCACGTTCAAGGACATCACTCTTTGTGTAGCATCCTTCTGAAAGAATATATTGTCCATACCATCATACGCAGTCATTGTACCTGTGGTTAGGGTTTCTGTTAATGGAGTTGTAAATATAAGATTACACCTATCGGTAGTTAAATCAAATCTATCAAATCCAATAGCAGCACCACCACGTGTTGAAAACATATACCTACCTCTTGTCAGCAAATCACTTGTTCCAAATGTCCAGTTCATACTAACACCAAGCCCTTTTACTGTTTGCTCCAATATTACATATCCTGTAACGAGAGTAGTTGCAGCACTAGTTGTTGGTAAAGTAAGTGTATTTGCTGTATTAGAGGTAATTGTAACCTCTATTGGTCCCCCCGTTGTGGTTATATATCTTACTCTTTTACCTGCCCAAATATTAACTGCCCAAGATTTTGTAGTGTCTTGAAGTGTGGTGGTAGATTGAGTACCTGTAGCTACACCAAAATCAGCAGCACCAATAGCAGATGATGTTGATATGCTATATCTACTCACACCATTAGTTGGAGCAGTGGCAGTAGCTACAAGTGTTAACGTGGTTGCTGTATTACTTGCAATTCTAAAAGATTGTCCTGTTACAGCTCCCGTAGCCCCTGTAACTGCTGTTGTGTACATATACACTGTTTGTCCTGCCCATTGGTTTACTGTCCATGACTTTGAAGCATCAACAAGTACAGTTGTTGATTGGTTGCTTGCAATAGTAGTAGCAGCAGGTGTTCCTGCCATTGTGTAGGTAAAAGTTGTAGCTGATGGTACAGTGGCAATAGCCACATTCGTCACATTAAAATTTGCGTCTGTAGCACCCCTAACAGTTACCAACTGACCCACCTTAAATTGATGGTTATGTGCAGTTGTAACAGTTGCAGTTGTTGTAGCATTTGCAAATGTAGTGATTGCTACAGGTCTGTTACCTGCAACTGTTGCAGAACCACTTCTTGCTATACCAAAATCTTGCTGTCTACCAAAAGTAGGAGTTTGTGAATCAATATTATGAATAGGCAATCCTGCAACACTTCCTAATTGAAGATATACTTTATTAGGGTCAGCTTGTATAACAAACACAGATGTGTTATCAGGTGTAGTTGCCCAAGTGCCCACAATAGTTAGTGCAGTGGCTGTATTAGATGCAATTGGTTTTACTTGTCCTGCTCCCGTACCTGCCATGATTCTAACTGCATAGTTTTTCCAACGGTCTACTACCCAAGATTTAGTTGAATCAGTGATGCTAGAAGCAGCTCCTGCTGTTGCTATTCCTGCATCAAATCCAAGAATAAAATATCTACTTGTTGCATTAGGATGTGGACTAATATGAGTAGTCCATGTTAACGTGTTAGCAGTATTACTATCAATCTTACGAATTTGTCCTGCTCCTGCACCTGAATAAATATACACCCAATAATCTTTCCACTGGTTAACTTCCCATGCTTTTCTATCAACTCCAAGTGAAGAATCTACCAATGTAGTTACAGTGCTTGTTGATGCAGCAATACCACGATACCATAAGGATGAGTTTTCAGTAGTACTTTCAATACTGCAATCTGTACCTACTGCTGCAAAAATACCAGACATAGATGGTATAATATACCATGTGTCTGAAATCATGTCATAGGCTTGCATAGTGAAAAACGGAGCAGCAGCAGCACTAGAAACTAAAATAACAATTCCTGTTTTAACCTTAAACACAGAAGTGGCATCAGGTTGAACAGTCCACGCAGAATCAACAGTTACAACTTGTGATTCAATAGAATATGCAGCTTGTGAACCTGCTGTTGCATTAATTGCAGGGTTGAATACAGCAGGGTTGTTCCAAATTTCATTTGCTTGGGTTACATCACCCAAAACTATTTGAGTGGCAGTGTTTGATAATATTCTTCTAATCTGACTAACCCCAGCATTACCTGTTATACGAAGTGTATATCCTGTATATTGATTAATTGCAAAAGCCTTTAATGTATCTGTAATGTTTAAAGCACCTACTACGTTATTTACAGCAGTTACTATCCCACTATCAGCAATAATAGGTTCTGCTACACCCGTAATAGTTCGTATTTGTCCTGCACCTGTTCCTGATATAATTTCTACATCATACCCAAGTAATGATTGCATTGTAACAGATGGTATAGTTAGTGTGCTTGCTCCTGCTGCAATAACACTACCCTCTATACCAAAAGCTGCACTATATTTCATTGAGGAAAATGTAACAGGTGCAATAGGTGGGGCTGATAAAGGTTGATACATATCAGTCCAAGTATCATATTTTACAAAAGATGTTGCAGAAATTAAATAAGGTATATATCTTCCATGTTCTTCTGGCAAAAAGTTACCATTATCTGCGGCACAAGAACTTGATATTGCAGAACTAACTGCTGGGGCAAAACGTGTCCATTGCCATACAGGTTTATCCACTCCTCTCATTAATGTATTTGATACTAAAGCTGGCATATTATTCAAATTTTAAGTGTTGACGAATGCACAATGCATACGTTTGGTCTGCTATATTAATATACATTTCTCTATCCATACCTGCCATTGAAGTTTGGGCAGCTACGTTTGTTACAGTAGATACAGTAGATACAGTGCCTACAGTAGTTACAGTGGCAAGTGTTAATCCTGCTGCAATAGCATCAATAGCAATACGTTGTCTTTGTGCTGCATCTACCACTTGAAGGCTTTCGCACATACCTACAAGGATTCCCATAAGCATCTGTATGGTTGACAGCAATTCATCTGTTTTTTGGGCTTGTGTTGGCATAGGATTTGAAGAACTTACATCTCCATCATTTACACCATCTGCACCAAGAGTCAGCTTTATTCTTTGGAATAAAATACCAAGTATTTCCTCTGCTGCTACTGTTGCCCCTATACCTGGGGTATATCCTACATTATCTGGCATTATTGAATAGTTATATTATTATTTATAAATATATGAAAAACATACACACACACACACTCCTCACTAATAATATACTGAATTTTTTGCAGTGTAAAAAATCAACATATTAAACTAACACTGTTATACCAAGTTGTCCTGTAGCCCAGGTCCATGCTTGAGGATTTGTCTCCCAGTTAGTATATGGTGTTCCTGTCATTGTAATGTTTCCTTCTGTTAAAATATTTCCAGAAATTTCTTCACCATCTTTGTTTAAAGTTGCTTCGTGTAGTGAATAGTAAAACATTGCTGAATCTTCTAGGTTATCTGTTCCACAACGAAGAAACATATACTTTGCTGATTTATTTTGTCCGTTTACCCAAATGTTAAATGGTTGTATCTTTTTCATTTTTTATAGTTTTAAACATATTGTAAATAAATATCTCCAAGCACGGAGTCTCCAACTGCATAGGTGGTTTAATATTCATCACACCACTACTAACTCTGAATCCTCCACTATTAATTCTAAATCCCATATTTTAAAATTTAGTTAAGAGAACCAGTTATAGGAGCAGTCCATGCAGAACCGGTTAAAACATTTAATATCTGAGGATATGTATAGGGACCCTCTTTAGTAGTCAAACTACCTAAAAATGATGGATTTGACCCACTTTCATATTTAATAAAAGTTTTTGTACCGTCTATTGATTTTCTAATAGTGGTAGCATCAGTTTCTTCAACTTGGTTGAAGTCTATTTTTGATACTTCACTTACGTTTAGAATCATAAAGATTCTGTTTAATGGTGGTTGTGTTAACATATTATTTTGTTTTTATAATCCATATCTTGATTTTAGTGCGTTAAAGTTTTGCAAGACTTCTGCATCAGATAATGCACGATTGTAATTATACGCAGTAGCTATATATCCATTATAATATTCACCCCCATTTACTTGTCTTGCTAGCTGAGCATTACCAGATAATGCATTCCAGTCTACTCTATATGTTAAATAAAGTATCCCGTTGTAATATACTCTAGCGTATTGTCCATCATAAGTTCCTGTTAAATTAAACCAAGTTAACTCTGGCACTTTTATAAGTTCATAACTAGCATCACATCCTATAGACCCTGGTGGACAAGGTCCTCCTGCATATCCTCCTGCAATTAATGAACCAAGAGTAGGTAGGGGATAAAAGTTATCTTGATAATCAATAGCACCTATAAATCTAGCTCTTCCTGGAGAACCTGTTCCATAAGTTATAAACCATTGGTACATATTCTCATTAGAAGGTCCTCCTTGTCTTTTAGTCCAAGCAGACAATGTCCCAGGACTAGCTCCAAATGGAAATCCATTAGTTCCTATTGGTGCATAATCATCAGAGCCATCGAAGTATATACTTCCACCTCCGTCTGTTGAATATGTTGGCCCATTTGTTAACGTGGCATTATTTCCATATCCACTTAAATCAGTCCATACTGTTCCTGTTCCAGGATACGATAGTGGGTTTCCTGCATCTAGGTTTAATACAAGTCCACTTGTAACTATTCTTTGAACATTATCTACTATCCCTGCTTTCATTTTTAAGCTACTAGATTACCAATACAATACCATTCGTTTGTTCCTATTTTAATAAGAGTTACTGCTGAATATCTCACCCCTATTTTTAAATAACCACTTTGACTATTTATTGTTACACCACTTGTTGCTACTATTGTTGTTTGCCCTGCACCATATTGAATTACATCTATTTGTGTTCCTATTGGAAAAGCTACACTTGAATTTAAAGGAACGGTTAAGTTATTAGCAGAACCTACATTCATTTCAATTAACTTACCATTGTCTCCTAGTACAAGTGTATATGATGCAGTTTGTCTATTAGCTGTTACAGTTCCTCTAAATAATCCATTAACTGTAAGTATTTTATTTGTATTATCCCATTGATAGTCGTTACTTCCTACTACTGCTGTAGCACTTGAAAAGTATGCTATTTGATTTGCAGCACCACTTCCTGTTAAAAAAGAAATATCTGTTTGTAAATAAATATCTCCATCTACACCACCTGTTGGAGCAGAAGCACCTGATGTAATAACCTTATTGGCACCTATAGTGTTGTATGATATTGTTCTTGCTGCCGACCCATCAAAAGTAGTACTAGAAGCTGCACCTGTTCCACTATTATTAAATGTTACTGCGAATGTAGTAGTTCCTCCACCACCACCACCCGTAGAGCTAATAGTTCCACCTGATATGGTTATACCCGTTCCTGCTGTTATAACAGAGCCATCTGCTGCAAGTATTTGTGCTGCTGTTCCACCTGTTATTTTTAATGAAGTTGCTATTGCAGAACCGTTAACTTGTAGTTTATCTACTCCGTTGTCTGATGTATTTGCTATAACTACATTACCTGATGTTCTAAATACTGTTAACAAATCAGCACTTCCGCTGTAATTTCTAATGCTCATTTTAGTTGTAGAAGCATCTGTTCTAAAAGAAAAATAAGCTACAGTCCCATCTCCAAATACTATATCGTGCTGACCTCCTAATTTTGTAAACAACACACTTGCTCCTTGCGTTTCCAATACCGCTCCTGCGCCGGGAGCTATCAACCTAAGAAGTGTGGTATTAAAAGAAGTGGAAGCGTCAACAACAAGTGCTTCTTTGTACGCAGAACCATTGCTTGAGTAGTCCAACACAAACCTACCTGATGCTTGTCCAAACGATTCACTTGTGAGGTACATTCTCATGTCAATAGGAACAGAAGATGAACCGGGATTAGGCCATCCTGTACCCTTAAAGTGTATAGCAGGAGAAAAACCAACATTAGGGAAAACACCTGTTGCTGCTGTTGTATTTTCTAGTAAAATAGCATCAGATACGGTGTTAACAGGAATTGCAGCTACTCTCTTGTATAATGGTGCTGTTATAGCTGTTCCATCCCAAGTTAAACTTGCACTTGCTCCAAATGCTCCACTATTGTTGTATTGTATTTGTGTATTAGAACCTGCTGGGCTTCCTCCACCTCCACCACCTGCTGGTGCTGCCCAAACTCCATCTGCACGAAGGAAATTAGTTGTACCACCTACACTAACAGGAACTAAACCTTTTACACTTCCTGCAAATGAATCTAATAGCGTGGTTGCTTGTGTGCCTGTTAAGTCCTCAACATTACCTGTGCCTGCGGTTACCCTACCTCTTATTCTTGCAGTTGCTATTTGGGCAAGCATAGCGTTTGTAACTACGTTAGTTCCTATTGTAGTTGTTATAGCAGTGGTTCCTGAACCTGTTACGTTTCCTGTTAATGTTATAGTTTGGTTGGCAGTGATGTATACACTGGTATCAAACACCCATGTATTAGTACCTGTTCCTGTATATCTCAAAAATCCTGCAGATGCTCCTAATGCAGGTAGAGCCACACCTCTTAATGCTACAACAGTTAATGTTGTTGCACCTGTAGCATCACCCGTGTGTGTAGCATTAGATACCAATCCTGAATATAAAGAGTTTACAGCATTGTCTCCACTATTGGTACCACTTAAGTTAGCTACAGCTCCATTAGCTAACATAGCATTTGTAATGGCTCCGTTAGCAATAGCTGTTGTAATAGATGTTGTTCCTGATCCTGTCACCACTCCTGTAAGAGTGATTGTTTGGTTAGCTGTGAGGAATGTTGACGTAAAATATTCTAAAGCTGTACCACCTGCATTAACTCTTATGAGTTGATTTGCTGTACCTAGAGTTCCAAGACCTGTACCTCCTCTTGCCACGGCAAGTGTACCTGTCCATCCTAATGTCAAAGAAGCTGCTCTAAGTAAAGAAGTAGCTGGAGTTCCACCAAGTGTAATAGTTACGTTAGTGTCATTACTACTAGTAAGTGCAGCTCCTGTTATATCAGATCCTGCTAATGTTGCCCAAGTTGGAGCAGCAGAAGCAGATCCTGTACCAGTTTGTGATAGAAACTGTTTAGTTGTAGTGATGTTACCAGCTAGTCTTGTAACAGCACCAGAAGCTCCACCATATATAATGTCACCTAATGCAGTCATTGGGTTTGTTAGTCCAGCCCCAGCTATTGCTTGCCATAAAGTGGTTGTTCCATTATAATAAAAAAACTGCTTTGATGCATTATTATAATAAATCTGCCCATCCACTCCAGAAGCAGGAGCAGATGATCTACTATCTAAAACAGCATTTAATAGCTGATTTTGAACTAAGTCAATATCATGTAGATATTTTTTAGATGGCATCTTAAGTTAAATATGCTGTTCCAGAAACAGATTGAGAAAAAGTTAATACCAATGTTGTTGTTGTAGCAGAGGTTACAGAACCAATAATTTCTACACCAGACCCGTCTAATACAAATACATTTGGAATAAAACCTAAATTGTGAGTTATATTCCAAGTGGTTGCAGCAACAGATTGTGTATGAATATAATCAGCAGTTCCTCCACCAATATTTACAGTGGGGTTTAGATTAATTCTAGTTATACAACCACCACTATTAACATCAATAATATTCTGTGTTCCACCTGGATAGGTATATCCTAAAGATAGTGCTGCAGGAGAACATTGAGAAGAACCTCCAGACTCAATAGCTCCGGAAGTATTCACTTCATAAGTAACTGGAAGCCAAGTGTTATATTGTATAGAAGCAGTTGTTAAAGCATCATTATCTTCATTAAGTTGCCAACTAACAATTTGCTTTCTTATAACAGCTTGATCATAAGAAGACTTTGTTTTACAACTATTAATTCCATATCTTATGGACTTAAATAATTGTTCCACAGCATTAGCATATGTCTTATTATGCCCTATTACATTAGGAAGTAAATTTCTCATTATTATTATTGAGTATTTATATTATTTTGTAATAATTGTTCATAAATAGGAACGCAACTAGCACAAAGTTTTGTACCATCTGAGGCAACTCTTATTTGACATGAACAAGTGAAAGGAGATTTGCAATATGAACACTGTCCCATAAAATTGGTTTTTTTATTAATTACAAGAATCAACTAATTTAAGAAGTCTTTTTTGAGCATATATTAACATATCCATTCCTGTTTCTAAATCAGCACAATATTCCACCTTTGCTTTGGCACCATCAATAAAATTCTTAATTAAAGAAAGTTCTTTTAATTGTTCTTTTACATCAGCATCTGGTTCACAAGCAGACATTTCAAGTTTACACAATTCTTTATAATAAAGATTGTTAGTTTGAGTTATTCTCAAATGATCATACTCAACATAAACTACAGAATTAGGAGAAACAGAAAAACGAATTGTATACACACCATCTGGTAAAACTTGAGCATTCTCACAACCAGAACTTTGTATACCTAATGTACATGCATTTAATATTAAATTAAAGCCACTTTGCACATCTATATTTACAGGTTGACTAAACCCGGGAGAAGTAATTTGTAAAAGACCACAATCTACAGGAATATTATCACTGTAGGTGCTAGTATCAGCCACTCTAAACACCTTTGTATTATTAGTCTCTAGTATTTCTAAACTTAACTGATGTTTACTAGCCATTGATATAAACTTTTATAATTTATTATAATTTTAAATACAACTCCTCAATATTAATTTACTGAATTTTTACCACTTTTCCAAAAACAAAAAGGGAGGTGCACAACTGTACACTCTCCCTGATTGTTATAGGATTAAATTGCTTAATAAGTTTCTAAAGCAATGGTGTTAGCACCCTGAGCAGCGTTTGCGGCAGTAACGAAATAGTTAGTAATAGCAGTGGTAGCTGTACCGGCCGTTACATTAAATACTAAAGCATATTGATCATTATCATAAGTTCCGTTAGGATTGTTCCAACGAGGAACGTTATGAAGAACAATTACTTTATCATATAAAGCACTACGTGTAACTTGAGCTAACATAGGATCTGCTTCAATCTCACGCATACGCAGATGTTCCACTCTAGAACTATCAGGATAGGCATTCTGAAGATAACGTCCGTCCAAAATCAATTCACGTAATAAGGTTTCACCCAGTCCAGAAACTTGCTGAACAGCTTGAATCTCAATACCATGGCTAGATAAATAAGGATTGGCAGCAGTGATAGCAGCAGTATTTGCTACAAAAGGAGCAGAAATACATACGTCACCACTCTCGTCAATTACAGAAAGATATGCTACCAAAGGTTCCAGTTCATACTTATCAGTAGGAGTGAAAGTACATGCACCAAAAGTAGTTTCTACAAAACCAAGTGTTAATTCAATATGAGGCTGCTGAGTGTAGGTGAAACTAGCTGCATCAGCATCTGCTGAGTAAGCAGTAGAAGTTAAACCAGTTGCTACACTTGTACCAGGAATAAGAGCTACTGTACCAGCTTCAGTGTATACATCACTAAAAAACTGCATAGATACAGCCGCACCAATAGTAGGAGCTACAGCTTGTGCAGGAAATTTAACAACAATACTTGTATTAGCAGTTACAGTGGTTACAAAGCTATTAGCAGGAATACCAGTACCGATAACTTTTTGACCCACTACAACACCAGTGGTACTAGTCATAGGAATAGTAGCCTGAAGAGTAGTTACACCAGTAGCAGCACCTGTAGCAGAAAGTACAGTTACATACTTATACACACGAGCCTTAACCATTTGATCAAACAAAGGATAGGTGTTAATTTGATCTTTCCATGCTAACAAAGCCATCACTGGATCTTTTTTATGTGTAGCAGTAGTTGTATTTACACAACCAGACCAATAATCAACAACTCTATACAATTGATGACTTAAATACCGTAATGCAGGAGAACCTTTAAGATCTATACGAAGTCTGTAAGTTTCATCAGCTGTAAGACCTACACCATTTGCACTTACACGTACAACTTGGTTAATAGCACTTTTTGATGGAATTCTAATTACACGACTAATAAACTTAGGGTTTACCAGCTTAGATTTAACGGATTCTTTATATCCGCCATGAACACCAATTTTGTCATTCGTGAAATAAGATCCTTGAATAACAAAAAAAGGAGTTACACCAGCAGCAACAGTTGCAAGTGTAGAGTTAGTAGCACTAGTGGGAGCATACATACCAAGTTGTCCTGCAGTGAGGGCATTAGTAGCTACGCCTGATGCTAGAGTACCAGAGGAAACCAAGAAAGATTTCCTAAACGCGTGTGGAAAATACATAGGATTTGAATTTTTGGGTTATAAAATATACAATAAAAAAAATTATTTAAGAAAAAGTAGTTTATATTTAATACTGTTAATTGTGCTTTTTACATTATCAAGATCATTACTTATTTCACTGTAAGGCATAATAGACTGTAAAGAGTTTATCATACTTGTCATAGTTCTTAAATAAGCTAATGCTTCTTGAACTGAGTTTAAATTAGTAGGAGCTACATCACCGCTATATTCCAAAAGTTTTTCAGAAGCTCCTTGAAAACCCTCAGCAAGTGTATCAGCATGTCCTGGAAGAGCGTCATATAGTTCATTAAGAGCTTTATGACTAGAAAAAGAACCTACACCTGTCACTTTTAAATGAAGCTTATGAAAACTTGCAGAAGCATTCATAAGTTCAGTTACACAAGCTGCAGTTTTAGCTTCTACAGATGTTCCTGCTGCATTTGATGTACCAGGTCTTTGTAACTTTTGCATTAACTATTTTTTACACTATTTTGTAAGTTTCTTTGATATTGATTCATACTTTCTATGTCACCAGCAAGTATTGAAGCTGCTTCATCAACAAGTATTTCACAGATGTCCTCTTTAAGTTCACAATCCACATTTGTAGTGTAAACAGATCCCGTACTAGGATTTACACAATTTATAAACTGAATATCTTTTGGTTTTCTATAGTAGACAAGACTTACATTTTCTACATCAAATAAATTATTTGTATAGATTTTTATTTTATCTGCACCCACTGTACAAAAGGTTTCAGCCCATTCAAATGAAGGACCTTTAAAATCATCTGATAAAAGAATATCTACGTTAGCTTCTTCCACCTGATATATAGAAAGACTCACACTTGGACAACAACTTGTCTTTGCAAAACCACTCACTCTTACAAAATGCAAGTAGTTAGAAGGAATAACTTCTGTTTCGTAATAGTTATTATTCTCTGTTGATTTTAATGTAACAGTATTTAAAAGAACTTGTAAATCATCTATTGTGTTAATACTCTGTTCAGCTGCTTCTTTTTTAGAATTTAACCCATGAAGTTGTCTGCGAGTCCATTCAATTTGTGCTTTATTAAAAGCTTCTTGAATTTGCCAACATTCAATGTTATCATAATCAAGACTAGCAAGTTTATTTAAACGTTGTTTAATTTTAATTTGTAACAGGTTATTATTCATAGGTCTTAAGCATTCCAGTATTTCTCAACCTTCTTAGTGAGATCTATTAAAATTTCTTCATTAAGAGGGTTTTTAAGATATTCAGCAACATCAGAAAGATTTCTTCCGAGCATTGTTGATGTTTGCATATGATAGATAAAACCATCTCCTTTTGTAGCAATAAACTTATAATAAGAACTATCTTTAACTATTGCTTTGATTTTTAAAGACTCCATATCTAAACCTGCAGCGTCTAAAAATCTTTGAGCAGTTTTACGTTTATCCTTTTCTATAAGTTCACCATTGATATACTTATCCATATTATCATAGATGATATCATTTGGTGTAGACTTCTTATATTGAGCACTGTTAGGATCTAACAATTTTGCTACATATAAAAGTTTATTTTGATTTTTGTCAAACAACTTTTGAAGTTCAGATAAAGCTTTGTTACGCAATTTCTTCACTTCAGTTTGTATAGAAGCTGTTTGTTCAAGTTTATCAAGATAGAATTTAGGAGAAACAGCCATTTTTCTAGCTTCTTCTAAACTTTTTGATACTATTGAGAAACCACCTGCTTCTATAGCATATAATCTAATCAGATCATAAGGATCAGTATCAGGTTCTAAATACACAGGTTCATTACCACATCTAATTTTAATCTTATCCCAAAACTCAAAATTATCTGGTTTAAGCAGTTTAACCTTATTCCAAAATTGTTCATCACTAGGATCAACTACATTAGAAGCAAGTTCTTTTTCAAGTTGAGACACAACAACTTTAATCTGTTTAATCTTTGCTTCTTGTTCATCTAAAGGAAGTTCTCTTATATCAGGAGAAAACTCATTAAGACCTGTTACATAACGTTTAATACCGTTAATTTCTAAACAAGCTAATTGTTCCTCATGAAAAGCACCATCAAAAAGACTAAGTCCATATTTTTGTAATCCCATATTTTCAATAACAGGATTAAAATAAGGACGAATAGCAATACTAGATTTCTTGTTCTGTGGATACTTTTCCACAATAGTCACACTACTCATGTTTGGTTTTTTTTATTTTAAACTGTCCGTAATTTGCGGACAATTGACCTGGTGAAGAGTTACGAGCTCTTCGTGGACGTATCCACCAGGTTATAATTTTGTAAATTAGAAGAAGTTACGGCTTCTTATAATTTACAGGAGATTAGAATGAACCACCAGTTACAGGATTTCTCATAACAATCTTTAACACCTTGGTTGGATCTTTAACCCAAATAGCTGGCATTGTTTGTGTCATGAATACACGATATCCGTTGAAGTTTCCAGAAGACTGGAATCCTTGACTACGTCCCATGTAATCCATAGTACCATTTTGATAGAACCATTTCAATTGATTATCCCAAGATAATTTCAACAAGAAGATGTTGTCATTAGTATTCTCAGTGATATCAAATATGATGAAGTTGTAGCTAGACAGAGGGAAACCATCTATAATAGGATTCTCAATATCATTAGTATGAATATTATCAAACGCTGGGTTCAATACAAACTTAACATTAGCCAAGAACGGAATAACGTATTGAGTGTAAGCAAAACCAAAGTTCAGATCCATACCTTTACCTGTGATGGCACCCACCTCAGAAGCATTAATAACAAGACCTGAGTTGATAGCTTCACGCTTAATGGCTTCATTTACAAGACGCATACCACCCATACCAGTTTGTACAACCAGTGAACGTTTAGGATCTGGTCCTTTAAATTCAACCTTACCATTAAAGAAGTTGAAGATTTCAGATTTGAAAAGATCTAAGTTAAAAGAAGCTTTGTTATAAACACGTTTGAAAGAGTTATCAAGTTGTTTCCAAAGACCTACAGATAATCTGATATCATCTGGACCATCTTGCTTCACCTTTCCACCCTGTCCCCACATTAAGTAGTTCTCAATGTCATTAGCAATCTTGGTCAGATGTGCAGACTCAAGAGCAGTGAGGAAAGAACGAGTGAGTTGTCCAGAAGCATAAGCTTTCTTAACATAGTCTTTACCCATTTTAGAAGCAATATCTTCTAAACTATTTAAAGAAGGATCAACATTTTTGTCAAAGTTTCTCCACAATTCAATAACAGGTACAGTACCATCAGCACGAAGACCACCTTTTAACATCAAGTCTGCACGAGAGCTAATAGAATAGTGTACGTGAGCTTCAGCACCACCAACGTAGTTATAAAATTCACGGAAACCACCATTCACACTACCAAGATCAGAAAAACGCTCACCATATTCACCACGAGCAGAACTCTTACGGAAGAATTTAGTTCCCACTTTTAAGTAACGGTTCTCTAAGAAACGAGTGCTATCACTATTTACAAGTTGTACAGTGTAAATGAAACCATCACCAGCAGGTATGATATCATCTGCAGTGACATACATTTCAACTCCATTATACTTGTCATAAGTGATAATGTCACCATTACCAAAAGAACGTTTGTTAATTTTAATCTTGAAAGATTGACCATCAAGACCTTTAGTGGTGTTTGCAGATTCAACATCTTCTAAAATATAAGGAAGATCTTGAGCAACAGGAACTTGCCACTTGTATTCACCACGGTTGTTATCAACCATAATGACGTTCTTTCCACCAAAACTGGACATTTGATATAAAGGCATTTCTACCTTCTGTGCCATAGCCCACAGATCAACAGGACCTAAGTCAGTTGGTTCTGCACTCTTAAGCAGATTTGAAAGGTGATAAGAATCTACGTGAGAGCTAGTTTGGTAGCTGGTATCCCGTAGGAAAATACCATTGTTTAAACTTGGGGTAGGCATAGTAAATCGGATTTTAGATTAAATAAAATATTTTAACGTTTAAATATATTTGTAGGTCTAGCTATTTTTCGTGTTCTTGCTTCTGGTTCTTCTTCTTGGTAGGATGAAGCATTTTTACGACTTTGTTCTGTTTTTAGCTGACGCACTGTTTGTTCAACTTGTTGATTCTTACCCTGTTTTTTTAATTCAGAACGATAGTCATCAGGGCTAGATAGTAACCAAAGAGCTTCTGCAATCAATGAGTAGTTTGGTTCTACAAACTGATATTTCTCTAAAAGATGTCCTAATAAGTTAGTAGGACGTCCACTTATAGAAGGATATTGAGGCTGAACAAGACCACTGTATAATTGAGCTTGTGTCTTTTTGTCTAGCTTCAGTCCGTTGATTTCAGCTGGTCTCAAAGCTTCAAATACATTCTGCATGTAAGCTTGAGCAGCTTGCTCTTGTTGTTGTTTTTTACCTTCCTGTTCTGCAAGTTGAGATTGAACAATCTGTTCTTGCATTTGATCCAGTTTAGGTTTAAACTGTTTAGCTTTCTTTTCTAATACACCAAGATCTTTCCAAGTGGTAATTTCTTCTTCAATTTCTTCCTCATTACCAAAACCAGTGGCTTGTAAATATGATTTAACAATACCTTCTTGGTCATTCTCGTCAGTGGGATTTAAAGATCTCACTTGTTCAACTTGAGCTAGAGCTTGGAACAATCCTTTAAGATCTTGTCCTCCATCCATCACATATTTAGCAGCATATTGAAGTTCATCTGGTAAAGACTCAAAAAACTCTTTTGGAGTTTTAGCAGCAACTTCTTGCTTAAGGTTTTCTACATTAGCTTGCCAGAGTTCTTCTACGTCTTTTTCTCCAAGACCAACTAAATAATCATCAAGACTTTGCTTACTTTCATCATAATCATCAAAGGCAAACATCTCTTTAGACTCTATACGTTTCTTTAGAAACTCAACAAGTCCTGATTTTTCAGTTTTAGGACGACCTGGTTTTGATTTCTTATCATCAAAATCTTCATCATCTTTATTTAACTCATCAAAGATGTTTTCAGTGGATGTTCCACGTGGAACAGTGTCTTTAGATTTATCAGGAGTGTCACCACCTTCTAAATCATCAGCTGGTTCATCATCAATAAAACTAAGATCTACATCTTTTTTACTAAAAATACTTGGTTTTGCTTCTGGTTTTTTTGCATCGGTTGATGTAGCTGTCACAATGCTTTCTGCACCAGGAGCACCTAACCAGCTATCAATATCAACATCTACTTGTTGCACATTAGTCTGTACATTTGATTGGGTATCCATAACTTATTTGGTTTTTTATGGGGAGTTCTTCTACATTAAAAATATACGATTTTAAACTCTTAAAATTTAAAATGTATTATAAAAAAATAGCTGAAGTAAGGATAATAGAGCTATAATTATTTACCTGTCTTTTTACTAGATGATTTTACATCATATTTGTTCTTGTTTTCTCTAGCAATTTGTAATTGCTTGTCAGCTATTTCTTTTTGAGCCTGCAACTTTTCTCTATCTAATTGTAGTTTTTGTTGATTAGTGCTTGTTTTATTTACTTCTTGCTCACGTTTAAAGTTCATTTGCTCTTGATAATTCTCCTGCTTTCTAATCCCTTCTAAAGCATCTTGATAGTCAGACTGCTTATTTTCATTTATATCTACAGCTGAACCATATCCTGCAGCCCGTATTTCAGCCACTGTGATGTCTTTCTGTATCATTTTGTCATCACGATCGGCCTGAGCTTGAAGATCCATTTGTTTTTGTTTTTCCTGACTAGCCATAAGTTCTTGCTGCATTTGCTGCTGAATTTGCTGCTCTTGTTGTTTTTGAGCAAGCATTTTTTCTTCAGCAGCTTTAAGAACACCTGTGAGTTCAGCTATAGATTCAGATTTAATAACATTTCCAAGATCGTATATAGAAGCTCCGGTGGTATTATTATTAATAGCTAGTTGTTTAAGCTGCTCCATTACAGCACGGGAATTAGTTTTAGTAGTGCAGAATATATTAAGATCTCTAAGAAGAAGGTCTGTACCGTTCATCTCAAAGTTCATTTTCTCATCCTTAGACGTGATGTATGTTAGTCTTACACTAGGTTTAGTGGAATGATAATACTGAGCCAGGTCAGTTCTCATCTGATGAACTCTAGGCATTAGATTATCACTATGCTGTATAAAGTATTGTTCTGTTTGAGCATAGCTAGCATTCATAGCTTGTTCTACGGCCGTAGCTGTTTGTTGTTGAGCTATTTGAGCTCCCATACGTTGAGGATTCAAACCAATCACTTCAAATGCTTGATTTTTAAAATATGTAGCAAGTTGAATACGAGATAGTAAACGATTTGTTTGCTCAAGATTTAACACTTGATAATGCTGAAAATTTAATGCATTCTCAGTGTTAGTGATGGAAGTGTCTAAGGGCAACATCTGAAAATTCTTCATAGCTACATAAGCCTTAGCTAAATTGTTCTTTCCCCAATCTTCACCCATAGAATGACGTGGTAGAGAATTTTGATCCAATAGAATAACTGTTCCAAGCTCATCTACTAATATATCAGCTATTTGGTTGTTTACAATATTAAAGCTAATTTGGTAGGGTTTCATAAGATCTACCATAGATGTACTACGGGAGTTTCTGTCTCCAAATACTGCTCCTTCTACAGGAAGCTTACAACCATATAATGTATTATCACCTTTAAACTGAAATGGAATACGTCCTGGTTTACCTCCATTAAGTCCTAAATAGATAGGATTTATACCTCCTGGATTATTTTGACCCCAGAAAGCTGGTCTATTGGGTCCAATCTTAATGCCTCCCCATGTTTCATTAATCCAAATCCAATCTATATGCTCACCAAATATTAAGTTATCTTTAGACTTTTGTTTATATAAAGCTGTGTTATACAATGGTTTATCTGTAACCTTGTATTTTTCACTAATTATTTCTTGTATAATTTCACCTTCTTCTGTGATTTTAGTAAGATGACCTAGTTTACGTTGAGACTTCCAATAAATAGTGGAAACTCTAAGCATATGAGATTTACCAAAATCCACTACATCTTCAGAATCTGAAAGAATCCATTCTACAATATCACCTGTACCAAATTGATTATCATGTATAGACATATGTTGTCTATAAGCAAGAGATGGCATTTGTGTATTCCAGTCATGAGATTTTGTAGCGTCATAATAACTTCCATCATTTTGATAACCTGGTATCATATAACCTGAAGAACGGACAGGATAAACTGATTCTAAAGACTCTAATTGTTCTTGAGTCATCATCCAACCATACTTATCAATAACGTCTGGTAAAGATAGGAGATCCATCTTACCTACCCAGTTTCCCTGGGAAATGTAACGTACATCAGGAGATTTATGATAGAATGTTAATAACGGATTCCAAAGTTCTAGCTCATAGTCATCTTCCATCATTCTAAAATGCCAAAACTCACGATCTGTAATAAGCATGTCACGGAATGCACGTTCTTCAAGTTCTTGCATTTTAAACCTTTCTTCGTCTACACTCATTTGATGAGAAGCCCACTCCTCAATCATTGATCTATAGTCTTTACGAAAGAATGATTCTATCTCAGGAAGTTGTTTTAAATTATCAGGAGCTGTTGCTTTTTGCATTTCTTCACTATCTAACTCCACTCCCATATTGAGCATTTGCATCATCATCTTACGTTCAGCATCCTGTAAAAGGACGTTTTCAAGCATAGCTCTTTTTTCTTCTAACATCTCGTTATAAGAAATATCATCTACGGCTTTAAACATAATACGAGAAGAACGCTTAGAAAACTCGTTACATAGAACATTTACTACGTTGGGAATAATAGGATAGAATTTGAGTTCTAAAGCTGATTCATCCTCTTTAGTTAGAGTGTCTATTAGATCAGCCATCTCATTATCTTCTTCTATAATATAGTCTGTTTTGTCAATTAGCCCTTTAGAAAGCTTGTAGTTTTTCATTAATCTACGAGCATTACGTCTAAGTTGCTTCATTCCTTGGAACTCTAGCCAGTCAAGATTGTGAGACCTCCATTCATCATCTTTCTCTTTTTCTGGCAAAAACTGAATTGGCTGGGTAAGTGTACCCATCTTCTTATGTTCAGCTTTTTTACCAGCTTTTAGATCTAGAGCATTATATAACTGCATGATTATTAATTATTTAGATCAACTGTAAGAAACGTATTAGTGACAGAAGTTCCTAGATTTGGATTACTAACAGTAGTGCAAGTTCCTGTACTATCATAAGTATAAATAACTGGTGTTGTACCACTACCAATATTAGTATATGGATTAGGAGTGTTAATTATTGGATTGTTCCAACCAGGATAGTATTTAACCGGAGATTCTGCAACAGCTTCTTCTTCTTCTTTCTCTTCTTCTAGATCTTCTTCTTTTAAAAGCAAAAGTGCCTCTTCTAACGTGAGAGAACTATCTTTTATTAATCTACTTAGAATAGCAACTTTATCTTGATACAGTGAGTTTTCCATTATTTTAAGTTTTTAAAGGGTGAACGAGCTATTTTCATACCATTAGAAGCTCTTCCAGAAGAACCCATGTGTCTGAAAGGTCCCCAATTTAATTTACTAAATTTTTGTGAGTTATCCAATTTTTTATTCCCATACTCTAAACGCTTAGCAAGACCTCTGTTAGATTGTTGCACCTTTGCAAATGCTATAAGTGCACAAAAAGAAACAAGTCTATCCACGTTTACACCATCTCTGTATGCTTGCATTTCTTTTAACAACATGATGTCTGGAATACGTTCAACACCATATATTGTTTTAACTATTTCTCCATCAGGCTTAGTTTCATGATCTAGTTCCTCTCTTAAAAATTCAATTCCATAAGATAGAATTGTGCCCTTAAAAAGTGTACCTACGTTTTTCCAACCATACTCTTGAAAGACATTTCTGTTGGCACCTATATCTTTTAAGAACAAAATCATGTCTTTAGGAACTAAATAACGCTGTTTCTTTTTAGAAATCATGTATTGTATGAACAGAGCTACGTTATTTTCCACTATAGTCCATGCATTATACCATTCTATAAGAAGTTCTAAACGTTCATGTGTTTTATTAATATCATCAAATCTTCCACACCAAGAAGCAACTATACCATCTCTTTCTATACTGTTCTTCACCTTACCATCTCCGTCATCTCTAATTATTTCTACAGGGTTTTTATAAATATATATAGCACAAAGAGAATCTGAGGTTGTTGTCTTACCCTCTCCCACTGGATCTACAGAAGCATAATATGTTCCAAACTGGGGATCTTTCATAGGACGCTCATATACACATATCACTCCCTCTTTGTTTTCTAGTTTTTTAGAAATTGGAAATTCCATAATAGGAATCTTTCTAGAGGGTTTATCTACAATCTTTCCTTCAGCATCACGAGAAAGTTCCAGATATTCCACTGAATACTCTCTATCTTGAATACGTTGCATTTGTTTTGAAACCAAATGTGGGGGAAATACACTTATTTTTCTTGTAGCAAAAGCCTCTTCTATATTACGAGGACTTTGAGAAAGTTCCAGCTGATATGCTTCAGGCTTTAGTTCACTCTTAGCTTTTTCAAATCTTTTCTCTAAAGCTTCTAAAGCTTCTTTCACCATAGAGTTACCAAACTCATCTATGTACGGAGGCATGCTCCACTGTTCAGGAATAAAAAGACCAGTGATACCTATTGTACCATCTTTATCTATTAGATTGGATTTTACACCATAAAAACCATTCTCTTCAGGATGAAGAACATATTCTTTTAAAGGTTCACATTGATCAAGATCACCCACAGATCCTGCAGCAATAAATTGACCAGTGATTATTTCACCAGATTTTAAAGCTGGTTTAATAAATCCATATGTATCATCCATTTTAGGAGCAATACCTGCTTCTTCATGAAAGAAATAAGTTACGGGACCACCTACACCATTTGTTGGATCTTTCTCAAAAGAATAACCATTTATAGTTGATTTAAGACCTTTATAAGTATCTCGGCCGTTAACCCTCACTTTAATTTTTTGCTCCCAAGCAAATACCTTGTCAGGTTCTGCTGGTCTATACCAAGCAGTGTGTTCATTAATAAAGTTTCTATATTCATTTAGAAACTTCCAAGAACCTTTTTCATTAATATAATCTTTTAGAGAAGATCCTATTTTACAAATGGAACCTGATTCAAAAACCCATTGATTAATCAGCTTAGCCATGTGAAAATAAGAAGAAGCAATTTGACGTTTTTTAAGAATAATAGCATGCTTGTAATTAAGCTCTCCTAATAATTCATAAAGAGCCATGTGATATTGAGCATCTCTCACCTTTGCAAAATCAAACTTTTTTTCTTCCTTATCATATATGGGAAGAAAGTTAAGCCACATATAGTAGTCACGACTGATATACCATTCACTATTATCATTTTTGACAATAATGCCTGATTTACACTTTATTTTCTGGTCATCCCAGTAAATTCTAAAGTCTTTGGATTTAAATGGAGCAGCACAATAAAAACCTTGTTTTCTAAACTTACGTCCTTCTGAATTAAATACTAAAGAACTTTCATCAAAATTATACTCACCAGGTTCTTTAAATATAGAAAATATATAATCTGCAAAGTCTTTTCTTGTAAAAAAAGATGTTGTAGTCCATTGATTATTTTCATATGTAGGAACTTCTATAAACATTTTATTCATCCAACCCTATTGGGTTTTTTAAGCTGTAAGGGGACGATTTGAACGTCCAAGCTTTTATTATTAGTAAAAGCACCACCGAGACAAGGTGGCGTGTCTACCAGTTTCACCACCTTACATTGTTATTCTTGATCATAACTTAAACGTTGCCCACCTCTCACTTGGCTTTGTTGTTCCTCTTCCAGATCGCGTAGTGTGCCTTTAAAGCTCTGACGTATTGCTTCAAACTTTGCTGCGGCATTAACAAGTGCTGTAATGTTACCGTCTCTACCATGTTCAATTTCTGTGGTCTCCATGTATTTAGCAAACCTATCAAGCATGCTTTTAATACCAGCATATGCTCTGTACGTTGGTGTTTCGTAGAGCTTTTTACACATTTCAAAAGCATTAAGAATAAGATCTTCTTCAGGCGAAAAGTCAGCTTCAACTTGTTGTAAAATGAGTTCTTCTTTTTCTGATTCTGGTACATCAAAAAATGGATTTACGTCCGGACTAGGACATGTCATGTAAAATAAATAGGAATAAATTTTTAAATAATCATCTGGATATTCATCCATTATATTTTTTAAAAACTTTAATGTGTAACAGTGTTCTGTTGGAATCACCCTACTATTCTGTATGTCAAATAATTTAACCATTTGTTTTTCTTTAGAGACACTCCACGTCTTGTTTTGTAACCTGAATACCTTCGGGGTTAAGCTTCTCTCCGGCCGTAGGATTACCATAAACTACTAAATCATTTTGGTCCACTGTACGAAGTATGCCTGTTTTATAAAACTTCACTATAAACTGTGGATTAGAATGTATGCTTCCAGCAATCATAAATAATGCCACACCATATCCGTGCTTTTTTTCATATACATCAAATGGATTGACTATTTCGTGTATTGTCTGAACTATCATTAGACTTTTTTTAGTTTATGTCTATTATCTTGTAACCAGTGAATAAGAGAAATCACTTCTTTTTTTAAATAGGGAATATCATATTGCACTATATCTTTTACAATAGGATCTCCATTAGAATCTAAAGCTGTAATAGGATTTCCGTATTTATCTTTACCCACTTCTTCAAATAAAACGTGGTGTATTGTCATACCACCAAATACAAGACGGGGGTTGTGTTTTAAAATCATAAACATGTACATACTAAGCTGTAATGCATAATGATTTAAATGACAGTCATCTAAATGTGAAACAGGAGCAAACATCTTTTGAGAAACTCCTTCCCAATTAGTATAACCTTCTAGCTTAATTTCTTTGTTTGTTTTATAATCAGTTACATACACCTCATTATTAATCACTTCAACCTTATCTGACTGACCACATATTCCAGCTGATTTTAAATAGACAAAATGTTCTGGATAAATACCGTTGGCAAGCTTTTGGTTAGGAGAATACTTGACACCTTCTTTTTCAATAGGGTTTATAACAGGTAGTTCTACACCGTGAACTTCTATTGTTTTTAATTCAGAAAGATCTTTCTCTCTACAATTATGATACCATGTACCTAGTGATGTAGCTCTGTTAGCTTCGTTTTTCCAAGCTTCTTTAATTTGATCTGGTGTAAGTCCATACCATTTGGATTTTTTACTCCTTGAAGATTTTAAAGCAATAGCATCTGCATCAAAAGGTTGCTTAAAATTAGAAATAAAAGAAGTGACACTTAACCAAGAAATATCATCAGGTTCTAAACTATAATATTTGTGGTTTTCAGGAATAAATTTTACTACCATAATATTTAATTAAGACCTAGCTTTTGATTTAATAAATCCTCTTCTTCTTGTGTCATCTCAGATTTCCAATGTCCCATTGGACATTCAGAACTAAGAGATCTTATTTTAAACTTTAGTGAACATCCACATCCTCCCATTTTTTCATTGCAGCAAGGAGTGGTTCCAGGAACTAAACAACCATCATCATTTTCTGTATAAAGATCACAAAAAAGACAAATCTTCATTCTTTCTTCAGCAATATGTTCAACATCTTCACGTTTAAATATGCTATTTGTCACTCCCTCAAGTATCTGCCCTTTAGCTTTCCAAATTCTGATTATGTTTTCTCGTAGACTCATATGTTGTACGTTTATGCATTTTTACAAAATCTGCTCTTTGTTGTTCCACATCTAACATTGTTTTCATGTTCTTAAGATCGTATAAATTTTCTGCTGTTTTATAACGAGCTGTTATTTGTTGCATACCTTTTAATCTATTCTTTTCTTCAAATCTCTCAAGCATTTGAATCTTATCATCTAGCTTCCAATGCTTAATAACAAAATCTCCTAAATTAGTTAGGTGCACTCTTGTATGTGTAAGTGCACTTAAGTTTTTTCTAACTTCTACCCAGTGGTAGGAAATAACATCTTCTACAGTTTTTACAGGTAGATTTAGTTCATTTGCTACATCTGGTATAAACTCTTTAGCCTTCTTTGGTCGCAACAGACAAGAATTTAAAATCTAATAATATATTACCCTGGGCCATCATTTTTAGATCGGGATGAATGTATATTTTCTTTTTATTCTTTCCTTCTTTCTTAATAAGGTTTTTCTTTTCTGCTTTTGTAAGACAGTTTCTTACACTTTGTGTACTAGAAAAAATCTTTTTTTCGTAAGCTTTAAAGCAAAAACTTGTCAGCTCCTGTTCTCCTTCAAGAGCCAGAAATGTTAAACAATCTAAATCAGCATCACTCACTTGTATATTATACAAATAGCAATAAGTGATTAGTTGGTATTTTACAGATTGCCAAGTGGTGAGTTTCATTCTCTTTTCCACTTGATTAAATAGTGCCATTATACAGACAATTTAAAACTCATATAATCTTCTCCTGTGCCGTTCCAGTTTTTATGCAGAACAACTGGGGAAGCTCCCAGGTTTTCAAAAATGTGCCAAGAAGCACCTTTTCTAGCTTCCCCTATTAAATGTTCAAACTTCATTTCTTTACACCAATCTAAAACGGTGGTGATCATTTCATAACCAAGTCCTTTTCCTCTATGAGCTGGTAGAACAGTGAAACTGTCTATATTAACAACATTATCACTTTGCCAGGTTAATACACTTTCAGCTACTAATTCCTTACCTAGTTTTAACCACACTCCCTGACATTTGTCATTTTGTGTTAACATATAAAACTTGTATTTAAAATCCCACCTAAGCTCCAAAGGATGTTCTTTTTCAAAAACCATCGCTTCCTTATAATCACGTAGTTTATAAAGAACAGTTGTTTTCATACGCTATTTAACTTTTTTTAAAGAACGTGGAGCAGATGGCTCTTGGTTTTCATTCTCTTCTTTTTCATCACCTTCTTCCTCCGGGGAATTAGTCATTTGTCCAATAAAGGCAATAGCTCTAAATTCTTCAGCTCTAGAAACAGCCAGTTCTGTATTAAGCTTCTGAAGTTCTAATTGTACCTTCTTCACCTCAATTTGTTCTTGTAGAAATGTAATCACTTCTTCCTTGCTAGGAATGTTTTGTTTTTCTTGTTCTGTGCTCATAAAATAAATGTTTGGTTTATAATTCAAAATCATTACTTCCACAATCTGAAGAATCAGATGATGGGGAAGCTTGATAATATTCTTTAAAAATTTTAGAAAATTCTACAAAGGGAGTGTCAATAATATAACTATCTCCTCCTTCTATAAAAATAGTGGTGCAGTTGTAAGTGAAGCTTTCTTCATCATCTGAAGCCAGCTTACATGCTAAGACTATTTCTAATAAAAACATATAGGGCATCCATTTACCTCCGTCTTCTTGTTCTAGCAGTCTAGCACTATCTGCATCTATACTACGGCAATGAATGTTACAATGATGTACCATAATTAGTGTTTGTTTACATTAATAATATACTAAATAAGTTTAAACCCTCCAAATTTAGTTTTAACTTCTGTAAGTATATATGTAAATTATTAACACATGTGTATAAGCTAGTTTCTCCTTTTGGAATTGAACCAAAACTAACAGAGCCAAAATCTGTTGTACTACCGTTATACTAAGAAGAACTATAGAGACACCAGACAGAATCAAACTGTCCTTAACTGTTTTGCAAACAGCCACCTAATCACTCGGCCATGGTGTCTTATATGCATGGGTGCCAGGCTACGATCCTGGGACTTCTAGTTTTGGAGACTAGCACTCTACCAACTGAGTTACACCCACATAAAACAAAAAACCCGGTTAGAGCTATTCTAACCGGGCTACACTAATTATAATTATTAACTAGACATAATATTCCCGGCTGACAGACTGCTGCCAGAAACAGAAAACATTACATATAGAAATCATCACCTTCATAATACAATATACATATTTTTTATCACTTTTTACCTTTTTTATTACTAGCCTGTGGATAGACACTCCCAAGCTTCACTTGATTCTTTAATTCATCAATATGTATCCAAGCTTCTCTTCCAGGCTGAACAGTGTATTTAAATACAATCTGTTCTAAAGGAAGATCTCCATTTACATAGAGAGAAACAAGAGATTCTAAATCCGTATATACAATAATATCTTTTTCCATAGAAAACAAAATTATATAAAAAATTTTACAAATACTTCTATATGTGTATAACTAACCCCGGGGTTGTATTTACATCCCCCCTATGAAAATAGTGTAGTAGAGGATGTAGTTACCTCTCCATTTAAAGTCCCCCTCCTGACTTCTTTGAGCTCCGCACCCCCCTTAAATTCAGTGTTAACTTAAAACTTAAATCAAAATGAGCACAACTCAATCTACACTCGACAGTATCAGTTTGCAAGCATTTAAAGACCTAAATGGCATTGCAAACATTAAAGTAAACCAAGGCACAGGTAGAATGTTTGCAGACACAGTTGCAGGCAGACTATACTTTGCAGAAAAGGTTAATCTTCAAAAGCCATTATTCGTGGCTAAAGGTACTTATGACAGTTACTGGGTATTCAACCAGAACGTGAAAGAAGTAGCTACCCTTTAAGGGTGGCTTTTCTTTAGGACGTTACTAAGGAGGATCGTGAGCACAAAGCCACGGTTCTCCTTTTACATCTACACGTTACATGATTTGTTTATTTATTCATTCACACATACATGTTTGCTATTACAGCAAGCGGAACTGTGATTCTGGTAGGTAGTATGATGGCTGCCATCAGATTAGCAGAAGAGCTACGTAGTGCGTAG